AAGAGATAACGATGTCACTTGGCAACTTCAAGTTGATGGTGTAGCTGTTCCTGATAACTCGATCACTAAGGCAGAGCTATATATACCAAGTATTGCTTTTAGTGACGGTGTTGCTGTTACGTACTCAACGAATGACGCGCAACTATCATTTGAGACTAATAATACAGTTTTAAAAGTTGAGCTTGGGCATGTAGCAACGATATTACCGGGGCGCTATACGTGTAAGCTAACGCTGTTTGATGGTGTTGATGTTGAAGGTTTGGCATGGTCTGAAGAGTTAATCACGTTCAAAGATTGGAGGATGTAGTATGGCATCAGGAAGAGAGCACGTAAAAACAGACGAAATGGCCGCGCAAGTAGACGCGCTTGCATCTTTTGGGGTAAATCAGGAAGAGATTTGTGCATTCTTAGGTATTTGTGTGCCTATTTTGCATAAATATTATCGTGATGAATTGGACAATGCAAAGCTTAAAAAGTCTTTGAAGGTTGGCAAGTTCTTATACACAGCGGCAAGCGGCAAAGCGCTAGAAGAAGGCGCTACGCATTCAGATTGCATACGCGCAGCTATATTCTGGGCTAAGACCCAGATGGGCTGGAAAGAGGTTCAGGGTGTTGATCATATGAGCAGCGATAACTCTATGAGTCCAACCAGAATTGAGTTAGTGGCTCCTAGTGACGACTCTTAAGATAGAGCTTCCACCTAAGCTTATACAAGTATTTGCACCACCGAGAGGTTCTTTAAGATATCGAGGCGCATACGGTGGTCGAGGTTCAGGAAAATCATTCACGTTCGCAAAGATGGCCGCTATTTGGGGCGCTATCGAAAGACTTAGAATACTTTGTACGCGTGAGATGCAGAACTCTATAAAAGAATCATTTCACGCTGAAATAAAAAACGCTATCAATTCTGATAAGTGGCTTGAATCTGTTTATGATGTTGGTGTCGATTACATACGACATAAAACAAACGGCACTGAATTTATATTTAGAGGTTTACGGCATAACACCGGATCAATTAAATCATTAGCTCAAATTGATCTTTGTATCGTCGAAGAAGCTGAGGACGTGCCAGAGGTTAGCTGGCAAGTTTTAGAACCTACTATTCGAGCGCCTAAGTCTGAAATATGGGTGATCTGGAATAGAAGGCTAAAAAACAGCCCAACGGATAGCCGTTTTATTCAGTCATTACCGCCACGCTCAAAAATAGTTAAAATAAATCACGATGATAATCCATGGTTTCCGCCTGAACTTGAAGAGCAAAGAATCCATGCTCAAACCGTTATGGATGATGCTTTATATCGCCATGTATGGGAGGGTGATTATTATGAAATGTCAGACGCTCAAGTATTTAGAGATAAGTACACAGTCAAAGACTTTGAGCCGTTACCGTCATGGGATGGGCCTTATTATGGGCTAGATTTTGGTTTCAGCCAAGACCCAACAGCGGCTGTTGAAATCTGGATTGATGGGAACAAGCTTTGTATTAGAAAAGAAGCAGGTAAAACAGGTTTAGAGCTTGATGATACTGCGGAATATGTTTTAGCTAGAATGCCTAATGCTAACAATCATGTTATACGCGCTGATAATGCTAGACCTGAGTCAATAAGCTATCTGAAGCGTAAAGGATTACCTAGAATTACCTCGGTTTCTAAAGGAAAAGGAAGCGTTGAAGATGGTATTCAGTTTATCAGAAGCTTTGATACAGTTGTTATTCATAGCGAATGCAAAGAGACATTAAACGAGTTCAGGCTATACAGCTATAAGATAGACAGATTGAGTGGCGACATTTTGCCAGTGCTAGTTGATGCTAACAATCACTATATTGATGCCATTAGATACGCTCTTGAACCTATGATGAAATCGAGAGCTATACCAAAAGTACATTTCAAGCTAAACTAATGCTACTATAGGTGACATTTAGCAGGAGTTATAAAATGCCAGTGAGTACGCCACACCCAGAATATACAAAAATGCTACCTATCGTGACAATGGTGCGCGACGCGGTGGCGGGCGATCCTGCGATAAAATTAAAGAAAGAGATTTATCTACCTGCCGATTTTGCTAAAGACCCTGACACCGGCAATTATACAGATCATTACAGAGGTTATTTGAATCGATCTTATTTTCTAGGCGTAACAGGTAGAACAAAAGAAGCAATGATAGGTATGGTTTTCCGTAAAATGCCAGAGTTTGAAGCACCTAGTCAGATCGAAGCTTACATGGAAAACATAGACGGGGCTGGTCAATCACTCGATCAAATAGCCAAGCAGGTTACTGGCGAACTATTAGAGTCAGGAAAGTATTTTTTACTCGTTGATTTTCCTAGCGCACCCGAAAACCTAGATTCTGAGACTGAAAAGAAGCTAGGCTTACGTCCAGTTATCGCGCCCTACCCGCTTGAGTCGTTGATTAATTGGCGATTTGAGGGTATGTCAGGTAGCCAAAAACTGACACTTGCCGTATTGCGTGAGTCTGTTGAAATAGATGAAACAGATGAATTTAGCCACGACTCAGAATATCGCTATCGTGTTTTAAGATTGCGCGATGGTGTTTATACGCAACAGATTTATGATAACGGCGGCAAGGCAACAGACGAAGAATATACACCTCGCATGGCTGGCGGCAAGCCGTTCGATCATATACCGCTTCATATTGCAGGCGCTAAAAACAATCTGCCTGGTATTGATCAGCCACCGCTTTATGATATTGCGCGTGTAAATATTAGCCATTATCAGACTACTGCGAATGTAAAAGAATCTGGCTACATTGGTACTCAACCGATGATTCATGTTGATGTTGGTGAAACTGATATCACGGAGTGGAAAGAGCATAACCCTGGCAATATAACGCTTGGTAATCGATCTGGCCTTGTAACGAAAGGCGGTAAGCTTGAGATAGTCCAAGCATCTGCAACAGATTACAATATGACGGTTATGGATCGTGAAGAGTTGCAAATGGTCGCTTTAGGCGCTCAGATGATCACGAGAGGTGGGCAAGCTGAGACAGCAGAAGCAGCTAGAATTGACGCAAGCGCGGAGGCTTCAGTATTGGAGGTGGTCGTTGGTAATGCGTCAGAAATGATAGAAGCGGCTCTTGAGGACTTTGCACTGTTCTTAGGTTTACCGGCTGAAAATATTAAATACTCATTATCTAAAGACTTCTGGGAAACGGGGCTTGATGCGCAAAGCTTACAAGCAGTTATTCAAGCACGTCAGATGGGTAGTATCGGATCAAAAGATGTGCTGTATATGATCAGACAAGGCTCGATAAAGCTAAACCCAGAACGAACAGATGAAGACATATTAAGCGATGCGTCAAGCGAATTACTTGACAACTTGCCTCAAGATATGTAAGAAGTGTATAATTCTTATGAATAGCTGTATTCATAAGGCTAATAGCTGCTAGGCAGCAAACCACAAAAGCATGAGGTGCATAACGTGGCAAAATTTAAACTTGAAGACGGTACAGAAATCGAAGCGTTCACGGCTGAAGAACTGCAAGAAAAGCTTGACAGTGAGTTGTCAGGATTAAAAGCCAAGCGTGACGAACTGCTAGGCTTACACGCTAAAGATAAAGAGCGACTAACTGAGCTTGAAAAAGCACAGCAAGAAGCAGAAGAAGCAAGGCAAAAAGAAAAAGGCGAGTTTAAAAGTCTTTATGAAAAGACTCAGGCTGATCTCGAAGCTGAGCGCGATAACGCTCGCAAGTTTAGACAAACTATTCAAGAGAAAGACTTGGAAAGCGCTGCTAACGCCATAACCAGCGAACTTACGCGAGACACAAAGCGAGCAGAGCTGCTACGCAAAGAGGCGTTACAGTTTGCAAAATACACCGACGAAGGTGTGAAGTTTGAAATTGGCGGCGTAGAAGTTGACGCGGCCAAGTTAAAAGAAAAACTATCGTCAGATTACCCGTTTCTAGTAGACGGATCAGGCGCTAGCGGTGGGGGTGCTCAAGGAGGCTCCAAAGACGGCAAGGCCGGAAAATGGGCAGATTTCACGCCCGCTGAATTATCAGATATTAGAAAAGCCGATCCGGCAAAATACGAGCACTTAAAAACCACCAGATAAAGGTATTAAATCATGGCTACTACCAGACTTTCAGACATTATCGACGTTACCGTCTTTCAAGATTTACCTCAGATTGACGGCCCAGAAAAAACAGCTT